AGGTCAATGATGTTGGGTTACCTACAATCGTAGATAACTTATATGATCCTTTAAAAAAATATGTATAAAGATATTTTAATCTTAATAGCAAAAAAACACGATACTTGGGTAGATATAGTTTGTACTTTTGGATGTAATAGGACTTTGGCAGAAGACATTACACAGGAAATGTATATAAAAATCCAATTGCAATTAGAAAAAGGAACTTTAGATATAATGTATAAAGATGAAATAAATTATTATTATGTATTTAAAACTTTAAAAAGTTTATTTATTGATTTAAAAAGAAAAAACAAAAATATTACAATGGTAAGTTTTGATGATGCTACTAAACTACAAATTGAACGAAGGAAGAACAAACAAATGTACCATTTTATAGATGAACAAGTTAATTATGATCAAGCCAATAAAAAAATACAAGATGCACTATCTAAAATGTATTGGTATGATAGAAAAGTTTTTGAAATAATTAACTCAGGAGAAAGTATATCTGATTTTTCTAGAAAATCAAAAATTAAATATTATTCTTTATATTGGACATATAAGAAAGTAAAACAAAAATTGTTAAAATTACTATGAAAATTAAACTCACTACTAAACAAATGGAATGGTGTCAAGACTTGGCAATAAAAAGATCAGGTTCAAAAAACCACGCAGAAACTAAAAATAGTATTAATTGCTTTAAAGATAAAAAAGGATGGCATAGACATTATGTAGGAGTTTTAGGTGAATTAGCTTACTCATTATATTCTGGAAAAAAAATGGATTTATCAATTATAGTTATGGGTGATGACGGAACTGACTTTGATAATGGAGTTGATGTTAAAACCTCTGCTTCTAAATACAGGCCTGACTTACTAATATTTAAAAAACAATATGAAAGAAAAAAAGCTGACAGTTATGTATTAGCTTGGTTACAATTACCTATAGTAGAATTAATTGGATCAATATCAAGAAATAAATTTGATCAATACAAACAAATAAAAAACTTTGGTTATGGAGATTCTTATGTAGTGTCTAAAACACACTTAAATAAAATAATATGAAATTAGGAAACTTAATCTATTATATTACAAAATACACAGGCATTAAATACCTAGTAGATAGATACCATAAATACAAAGGAACTAAATGTAATTGTAATAATAGAAGAAAAAGTCTTAATAACTTTAAAATTAAAAGATGGTAAAATTTAACAAATATGATTTTAATGACTGGCAAAAATTTAGAATGGGAAAAAACGATGTCATATCCAACACAGAATTTTTATTGGTATGCGACTTACACTCAAAATATTACAATCATAAATTTGAAGAACCCTGTCGTTGCAGTCCCAAGACAATAAAAAGATGGATCAAAGATTTAAATCTCATTTGGGAAAATGGGGTTAAAGAAGATTAATCAATGGGAGAAAGCTGTAATAATGCTTTTAAATTTTGATGGTTGGGATTTAAAACATACAGGAGATGGTATGTGTAAATGGGATGCTGAAGGTAAAACACCTAAAGGTTTTGATTGTGTAATTGAAATGAAATTTAGGAAAAAATACTATGAGGAAAAAATGCTTGAGAAAGACAAGTACGATGCTTTAATGCAATTAGATAAAAGTATAATCAAATTGTATTTTGTAAATGATCCTAAGGGTAATTTTATGTATTGGTTAAATACTTTAAAAATGCCTAACACTATAAAAAAATATTGTCCAGACACTACAATGTGGACAAAAAAAAGAATACTTAAAGATGTTTATCTACTAAAAGAAAACCAAGCAAGTAGAATAAATATTAACTTATCTTAGAAAAAGTTATTCAAAATTTTGTTTATAACTTAATTTATTGTATATTTGATTTATCAATGAGGGGGGAAGGCTTATGAGATGTCAGGTGCGAGTCCTGTAAAACTAGTTACCTCTCTTAGATAGTTAGGAACTTCTCATTGATTTTTTATAACAATAATTTAAAACAGACAAAATGAAAAATTACACTATTGATTGCACTTATTACACTAAATCATTTAATAATATTGATGACTTACTTGATGACATTAGTATGTCAGGTCAAGACCCAAATTATGAAATTTTATTAAATGGTAAAAAAACAGGAGAACAAATAATTGATTTAATGACATTTTAAAAAATAATTATGACATTAAACACAGACACACTTATTTCTATAAAATCAGAAATAGAGAGATTAATTAAGGTTGATCCACAGATTACTGATGCAATAATAACTATACAATTAAAAGAAAGTGTAATTGACAAAGACAGAAATTTTCTTTTTATTGATTTAAAAAATACATAATAATGAGAATAGACAACAAAGAAAAAGTACTTAAATGGTTTAATGATTTTGCAGATTTTGTAGAAAAAACAAGACCTAACATATATCAAGATGCTATTGATTATGCTGACAATTGCGAAAAAGGATTTTAAAATGAAAGATAAAAAAACAAGACAATACAGGTCAAGGCAAGGAAGATCAGATAAACAATATACATCAAGTTTAATTGCATTTATGATTGCTACAATAGCATTAATATTAACTATAATAATTTCAAGATGGATTTAAAAAAAGCAGATTTAAAAGACAAAATAGATGAGTTAGAATCACAAATTGACAAATTAATTAATTTAAAAAAGCATACATATATACACGAAACACATCACTTATATTGTGATAGTGGAGAGATGCATTTTGGTTATGGAGACCCAGACGATTCAAAATGGCTTGTCTATAATACAGATCAATTATTTAAAGACCTTCCTTTTATAATTAATCAAGTTTGCAAAGAGAATAAAAAAATGCAAAAATATTATTTAACACAAATAAAAAAAGAATTAAAAGAATTATGAATAAAGTAAACGCATTTGAAAATGAGATATTTGATCATTACAGACAAAGAGCAAAAGCAATCAATAAAGCAATTGAATTGTTAAAAGAACATAATTACACAATCATAGACCTAGAAGGTAAATGGATTAATAAAATAAAAGAATGATTTTACTTATAGATGCAGATAGTTTAATATTTGCTAGTTGTTACAGAAAAAGAGAAACACCTGAAGATGAAAAGTATTATACTGATATAAGTGATTCTAGAAATAAGTTTGACCAACAATTTATGTCTATTGTAAATGATTTAGAAGAAAAATATACAATAGATAAAGTAATAACATTTAGTGGATCAAAAGGTAATTTTAGAAAATTACTTGCAAAAAAATATAAAGCAAACAGAAAAAAACAAGAACTTCCTCCACTACTACACCCAATGCATAATTATGTTAAGCAACAATACGATAGTATATTTGGTTATGGTGTTGAGACAGATGATATGGTAGCAAGATATTGGTTTAAATTAAGTGAACAGTTTGGTAGAAATGAAGTTATGATCGTTTCAATTGATAAAGATTACAAACAATTTCCTTGTCTAATTTACAATTATCATTGGAAACATAAAGAAATATTAGATATATCTGAAGAACAAGCTTTGTTTAATTTTTATAGTCAAATGATTGAAGGAGATACTGCAGACAATGTAAACTATTTTAAAGGTAAAGGTAAGAGGTTTGCTGAAAAATATTTTGTAGATTGTGAAACCAAATACCAATATACACGAAAACTTTATGAATTATTTAGACAAAATTACAAAAGTAAAGCAAGAGAAAAGTATATTGAATGCTACAATTTATTAAAGCTAAGAACAAATTAATGGAAGGATTAGACAAAGAATTAACTACACCTGTAGATCCCTATTGCTCAGATGAAAATTTAACACCCTTAGAAGTTTGTGAAAAAATAAACAGACTTTGTGGGTTAGATATTTTTAGCAACACAAGAAAAAGAGAAGTAATAGAAATGAGAGCATTGGCTTGTTATATATTAAGAGACAAGTTATTTATGAAATTGCAAAATATAGCTAAATTTTTTACTGATCAAGGCAGAAAAATGCACCACGCAAGTTGTCTGCATTTGCTTAAAAACTATTCAATGTATAAAAGCAATAATAAAAACTTAGATAAATTTGAGAAAACATTTTTTTTTAAACCTAGAATACCATATGAGGATGTAGATAGAGCAAATTATTTAGAAAATAAATATCTTGATATAGAAGAAAAATATTTAAAACTAAGAAATAAATTAAAAAATCCTTTAGTTAAATTAATTTTAGATGTTAAAGATGAAGATGTAGTTGATTTAATGAACACAATTAAATTAAGAAAAAAATCATATGACTGGAAAAATAAACAGAATTAATACGTTATATAAATATGAAACCTAATAAAATTAAAATACATAAAATTAAATCTAACCCAAACAATCCTAGATTAATAAAAGATGTTAGGTTTAAAAAATTAGTCAAGTCTATAAAAGATTTTCCAGAAATGTTAAAACTTAGACCAATTGTTGTAGATGAGAAAAATATAATACTTGGTGGAAATATGAGACACAAAGCCTGTATAGAAGCAGGGTTAAAAGAAATCTATGTAATTCAAGCTGATGAGTTAACCGAAGAACAAAAGAAAGAATTTATTATAAAAGACAATGTAGGGTTTGGAGAATGGGATTGGGATTTATTAGCTAATGATTGGACAAATGAAAAAATAACTGAATGGGGTTTAGATGTATGGGAACATAAAGATTATGATGTAGAAGATTTTTTTACTGAAGAAGAAGAAAAAGATGAGCAATATAAAATAGTTTTAGATTATACTAAAGAAGAATATGATCAATTAATAGAAATATTAAATAATGCAAAAGGAAGTAAAGAAAGTATTATATATAATTTACTTACTAAATGAAAATATATCTTGCAGGTCACGGAACAAGACACGCACATTGGGTAGTAGATAAGTTTTATGACTTTTATAGATTACAATCATATTACTATATAAATGAAAAGGAAAAAAATCTAAGTAGTAAGTATAAAGATTTTATTTTAGATAGTGGTGTGTTTAGTTATTTAACATCAAAGAAAGAACAGGCAAAGACATTAGATTGGGATAAGTATATTTATGACTATGCTAAATATGTAAAAGAAAATCATATACAAAATTATGTAGAAGTAGATATAGACACAGTAATAGGAGTAGATGAAGTACAAAAGTTAACTAATAAGTTAGAAAAATTAGTAGGTTGGAAACCAATGCCTGTATGGCATTTAAATAGAGGGTATGATAATTGGTTAAAATTATGTAAGGATTATGAGTATATTTGTTTTGGTGCTTTCTTAACTGACAATTTAAGTAGTAAGAAGTTTCCAATGATTAACAAATTTTTATATGATGCAGCTAAACAAAAAACAAAAGTACACGGATTAGGATTTACACCAATGTTATTATTACCTAAGTATAAATTTTATTCTGTGGATAGTACAACTTGGTCAGCAGGTCATAGGTTTGGTGAGGTACATAAATTTACTGGAAGCATTGTAGAAAAAAATAGATTTAAAAAAAGAAGGATAAAAGACCCTTATGCTCTTTCAAAATATAACTTTTATGAATGGGTCAAGTATAGTGAGTACGCAGATATTAATCTTTAAATAAATAAAATGAGTAAAGAAAATTACATTCCAATCCACGGATCAATGAAAAGACCAGCTAACCCAGATGTTGCTGTAACAGAAGTAAAAGAAGGCAGACAACAATGGACAGGTGGTAACCTAGAAGTTCAAATTAGTACAGAAGAATTTACATCTGTTTGTCCAACAACAGGACAACCTGACTTTAATCATATTACAATAAAATATAAACCAAATAAATATTATATAGAATCTAAAACAATTAAATTTTATTTATGGAGTTTTAGAGATCACGGAGCACATTGTGAGACATTAGCAAAATCAATAGCACAACATTTGCATTCTGCTATTGAACCAAAAACCATAGAAGTAATAGTTAATCAATTTCCAAGAGGTGGAGTAAAAATAATTTCAACATATAAAATATGACAAAAGCAATAGTTTTATTATCAGGTGGTCAAGATTCAACTACTTGTTTATATTGGGCGAAAGAAAAATTTGATGAGGTATTAGCAATAGGATTTGATTATGGTCAAAGTCATATACAAGAATTAAAACAAGCACAAAAAATTGCTGATGCAGAAGGTATAAGTTATAAAATATTTAACATAAAAGGATTACTAGCAAACTCATCTTTAACTGAACACACAGACCACACTAAAGAAAGTTACATTGATAATAGTTTACCTGCAAGTTTTACCTCAGGAAGAAATATTTTGTTTCTTACAATAGCATCAAGCTATGGTGCTGAAAAAGGCATTACTGATTTAGTAACGGGAGTTTGTCAAACTGACTATAGTGGATATCCTGATTGCAGAAAAACCACGATAGATGCATTGCAAACTACATTGTCGTTAGGATTAGGTGCAGGTGATTATAGAATACACACACCTTTAATGTATTTAGATAAAGCTGAAACTTGGAAAATGGCAAAGGATTTAAATATTTTAGATATAATTATCAATGATACTATGACAGATTACAATGGAGATATGACTATGAATGAGTGGGGTTATGGAAATAAAGATAATCCTGCAACTGAATTAAGAGTAAAAGGTTATTACTTGGCTAAAGAGAAAGGGTGGATATGATTAAGATAGAAAAAAAATATCATTTTTATATGGGTCATAGAAATAAAGAAGCAGGTGTAAAGTGTGGAAGATTACACGGACATACCTACGATGTAGTATGTACTTTTGCTTTTGATCATATGAGTAATGGTGTTACAATGCTTTTTAGTGACATTGATAATATGGTAGAACCAATAGTAAAGCAGTATGATCATTGGTTTTTATTATATGATAAAGACCCTTTAGTTGAAGTTTTAAGTTTAGCAGGTGAGTTAATAAAGACAGTTCCTTTTGAGACAAGTGCAGAAAATATGGCAATTTGGTTTTACAAACAAATAAAAAATGAAGCACAATTACCAATAGTAAGAATAGAGTTAGCAGAAACAAAATCAAGTAAAGTAATATATGAAGAATAAATTAGCAATTAGTGAAGTGTTTTATTCTATTCAAGGTGAAGGAAAGACAGTAGGCATACCAAGTGTGTTTGTTAGGTTAGGAGGTTGTAATTTAATGTGTGGGGGAATGGGTACGCAATTTGATGGTGAGTTACATAATGGAGCAGAATTTAGATGTGATACTGTAGAGGTGTGGATGAAAGCTACCTCAATGAATGTTGAAGAAGTATTACCAGATGATTGTATAAAAGCAATTAAAAATGATGCACACATTATCTTAACAGGTGGAGAACCAATGATGCAGCAAGCAGGATTAGAAGCTTTTATTAAGTATGTAAAACATAATATAAATGCAAATGCTTATTTTGAAGTAGAAACAAACGGAACAATAATGCCAAATGAATTTTTATTATATCAAATACATTTATGGAATTGCAGTCCTAAACTTTTAAATAGTGGAAATGATAGATCAATGACATTTAAATCTGAAGTAATAAAACAATTAAACAAACTAAATACTATATTTAAATTTGTAATAAACGACATAAAAGAATGGAAAGAAGTAAAAGAAATTTATTATAACATAATAGATAAAAATAAAATTTACTTAATGCCAGCAGGTGAAAATCAAGATTTGTTAAATGATAATAAATTAAATGTAGTTGAATTAGCAATAGAAAATTATGTTAATTTTACCACAAGATTACATATAGAAATTTGGAATAAAAAAACAGGAGTATAAATTATGGAAACAATTAAACACATATTAGGTGTGTGTGATCACACTTACCACATTAATATTTTTACATTAATAACAACAGTATTAATTATTAAACTAACATATGAAGCAATATCTTACTTGGGCAGAGGTTTATCAAGCAGTAAATAAAATAGTATTGCAATGCCCTAAAAATTCAAAGTTTTATGGTGTGCCAAGAGGTGGACAAATAGTTGCAGGTCTAACAGGATATTCAGTAGACACAATTGAGGAAGCTGATATAATAATAGATGATATTATAGATAGTGGTAAGACAAGAGATAGATATATAAACAGATATAAAAAACCTTTTGTATCTCTTTTTGATATGTCTGAAACTAATGGTACAGAAAATGTATGGTTAGTATTTCCTTGGGAGATGAGAGAAGAAGGAGAAGAAACAGTAGAAGATAATGTTACTAGATTACTACAATACTTTGGTGAGGATGTAAATAGAGAAGGATTAAAAGAAACACCTAAAAGATTTGTAAAGTTTTTTAATGAATTTTTAAATCCACCTAAATGGAATTGCACTACATTTGAAGGTGAGGGATATGATGAGATGATTATACAAACTAATATTCCATTTCATTCATTGTGTGAGCATCATATAGCACCATTCTTTGGAACAGGAACTATTGCATACATACCAAGTAAGAAAATAGTAGGTCTATCAAAACTAGCAAGAACATTAGAAACATTTTCTAGAAGATTACAGAATCAAGAAAGAATCACAATGCAGGTAGCAGAGTTTTTATGGAATGAATTAGAACCTATTGGTGTTGCTGTTCAATTAACTGCCAAGCATATGTGTATGGAAATGAGAGGAGTAAAGAAACATAACACTCATACTACTACAACTAAACTAATGGGTGTATTTAAATCAGATCAAAGTGCAAGACACGAATTTTTAAATGCAATTAAATGAAAAATAAATCGGACAAATCGGACACACTAAAAAAGAAAACATTAGAAACATTAGAAAAGTCATTTGGTGTTGTTACTACTGCTTGTAAGAATGTAGGTATTGCTAGGAGTACATTTTATGAATGGTTAAAAGATGATAAGTTTAAAAAGTCAGTAAATGACATACAGAACATAGCATTAGATATGGCAGAAAGTCAATTACATAAACAAATATTAAATGGTAATACAACTGCAACTATATTTTATTTAAAAACAAAAGGCAAGAATAGAGGATATGTTGAAAGACAAGAAATTACAGGTGCAGAAGGAATGCCTACTAACTTTCAAATTGAAATAATTGGCAGAACTAAAGATAAAAACTAATGTTGTTTATGAACATTTATTAGATAACACAAAAAAGATTGTAGTTGAACAAGGTGGTACTCGTTCAGGCAAAACTTATAATATTATTCTTTGGATCATATTTGAGTATTGTGCTAAACATAACGACAAAGTAATTACAATTTGCAGAAAATCATTTCCTAGTTTAAGAGCAACTGTTATGAGAGATTTTATGAGTATCTTACAAACTCATAATATGTATAGTGAGAAGTTTCACAACAAGTCAAATTCAGAATATTATTTATTTAACAACTTAATTGAATTTATATCTCTTGATCAACCTACAAAGATTAGAGGTAGGAAAAGAGATCTACTATTTATAAATGAAGGTAATGAGTTATTTTTTGAAGATTGGCAACAACTTATATTTAGAACACAAGAACAAATTATATTAGATTTTAATCCTTCAGATGAGTATCATTGGATATATGATAAAGTAATACCTAGAGATGATTGTGCTTTTTTTAAAACTACTTACTTAGATAATCCTTTTGTAGAAGATTCAATCAAAGCTGAGATAGAAAGGTTAAGAGATACAGATGATCAATATTGGAAAATATATGGATTAGGTGAACGAACAGCAAGTAAGAGTACAATATTCAAATACAATGAAGTAAATCAAATACCAATAGATGCAAAGTTAATTGCTTATGGAATGGATTTTGGTTACTCAAATGATCCTAGTACATTAGTAAGCATTTATACATTAGAACATAACTTATATGTTAAAGAACATTTATATAGAACACAAATGACTACTAATGATATTAGCAAATTCTTAAAAGAAGAAAACTTACAATCAAATCCAATTTATGCTGATAGTGCAGAACCTAGATTAATAAGTGAATTAAGAAAGATGGGTCATAATATATTTCCAAGCATAAAAGGTAAAGATTCAATTAATGCAGGTATTGACTTATTAAAGAGATACAAAATAAATATACTATCAACCTCATCTAATGCAATAGCAGAGTTTAGAAATTATAAATGGAAAGAAGATAAATCAGGTAGGTTAATTAATGTACCTGAAGATAAGCACAATCATATTATTGATCCCTGTCGTTATGCAACCTACTCAATTTTATCAAGACCCAACTTTGGTAAATACACTCTACATTAAAATAAGTTATTAAATTTTTTGTTTATAAGTATCTTTATTGTATATTTAAGTATTATTAATAATTAAGGTAAGAGTCCAGAATAATTATATAAAACAAAATTACAGATTTTATATAGCTTTTAAAGTAAGAGAAAACTTTTTTAACCTTTTATAACTAAAAAAAACAATATGAGAACACTAGACAGGTACAAACAAAATTTAAAAATTCAAGGCAATAATGTATGGAGTTACAGTACAATAGTTGCAAAGATAGATGGCAGTAATTTAATTCAATTAGGTTATTGGTCAATGACTACACAGAAGCACATAAATTATGTAGCAAAGCAGTTTAATTTAAATTTGATAGATGGATAAGAAATTAACAACAGCAGCAAAATTAGGCAAACAATTTAAGAAAGCACAAATTATATTTTTAATTTTGTTTCCGACTTATTTTATAGCAAGAATATTAATGAGTTTAATATTTAACATATGAATTATGATGACTGGTTAGTAGAAATGGAACACAATTACAGAGGTTGGAATGATCCAGATTATACTTGTGATCATTGCGAGAAGCCAATACACCAAAAAGGTTATTGCAGTAATGGTTGTTTTGAGGCAGATATGATGTAAGTTTATTGAGTAATCTTACATTTAAAAGGGAGGGCAGAAATGCTCTCCTTTTTTTTTATTACTTTTATGACTATAAAATACACAATTAAATCCGTTATATATATATGAAACTTAGCATTACTATACCCACATCATTAAAAGATATTACCTTAAGACAGTATAAACATTTCTTAAATATCCAAAAAGAGAACAAAGGAGATAAATTCTATGATGCAAAAATGATTGAGATTTTTTGTAATATGCCTTTGAATAAAGTTATATTATTAAAACTATCTGATAGTCAAGAAATTATAAAATTACTTAATGATATATTTGACACCAAACCTGCTTTAGTACAAAGATTTAAGTTAAACAAAATAGAGTATGGTTTTCACCCACAATTAGATGATCTTACTTTAGGTGAATATATTGACTTAGATACTTTTATAGGTGATTGGGATCAAATAGAAAAAGCAATGAATGTTTTATATAGACCAATAATAGCAAAGTTAAAAAATAAATATACTATAAAGGATTATGAGGTTGGAACAGAACAAGATTTATTGGATATGCCAATGGATGCTGTGATGTCTTCAATTTTTTTTTTGTGGAATTTAGGTCTGGAATTGTCGACAATTATGATGAACTCTTTGGACAATCAGGAGAACGAAGCCTTGATCAAACATCTATCTTTAACACAAAGTGGGGATGGTATCAATCAATTTATGCACTCTCTAAAGGGGACATTAGAAGATTTGAAAATATCACTAAATTGAAAATGCACGAATGTTTTATGATGCTATCATTTATGAAAGACAAAAACGATTTAGAAGCAAAACAAATAAAAAAGAAATTTAAATGAGCAATCAAGGTATAAGAGGTTTTTATCAAATAACAGAAACAATAAAAGAGGAACTATTAAAAGATGTAAATATTAACACAGTAACAACAGGAGACATTACAGATGTTAATTTAAACAAGCAAGATATATTTCCATTAGGTCACATTATAATTAACTCAGTAATTGATGACGAAAATGTGTTAAGATTTAATATGAGCATTTTAGCTTGTGATATTGTCAACCAATCTAAAGAATTCACAGTAGATAGGTTTACAGGAAATAATGATGTACAAGACATCTTAAACACACAATTAGGAGTGTTGAATAGATTAACACAAAGATTAAGAAAAGGTAGTTTATATACTGATATGTACCAATTAGAAAACTCACCAAGTTTAGAACCTTTCTATGATCGTTTTGAGAATCAATTAGCAGGATGGACAATAACTATGGATGTCTTAATTTATAATGATATATATATTTGCTAATGAAATATATATCTTTTAAACAATCAATAGAAACATTTGCTGAATATGTTATAAAACAAGCAAGAGTAAATTTAGCAAAGAAAGATAATCAAGATGGTAAATTATCTAGTTCATTAACATCAAAAGTTGATACACTTCCTAGTGCATATATAGTAAGATTTTATATGGAAAACTATGGTATATTTCAAGACAAAGGTGTTAGGGGTGTAGAATCATATTATGCAGATAAAGTTACAGCAGGATCACCTTTTAGTTATAAAAGCAAAGGTGGTAAGTTTGGTTTAAAAGGTATGCCACCACCAAAGGCATTTGACAAATGGACAGTAAGAAAAGGTTTAGCACCTAGAGATAAGAAAGGTAGATTTTTAAAAAGAAAAACATTAGACTTCTTAATAGCAAGAAGTATATTTAAAAAAGGAATAAGAGCAACAAGTTTTTTTAGTGAAGCATTAAGAGAAGGTCAAGCTAAATTTGGAGATGAATTTTTAAAAGCTATTGCAAAAGATATAGAAAATAGAAAACAATAAGAAATGGCAAACATAGCGTTAAGAAATCCACAATATAAAAACATAGTTGCAGCAACAGTAGGTTCAACAAATCCTTTATCTGTTAGTTGTAAAATTACAATTGATAGTGTTCTAAGATACACTCTAATAAAAAACAATCCAGTTGTAGGCAGTAATGTTCAATTTGATATTTCAGAGTTAGCAAGGGATTATTTAAATATTGTATATAAATCTAATTACGTACCAATAACTATTGCAATAACAACTGTTGTTTCAACGCATTCTTTAACAAATGGAACAGGAAGTGTTCTTTCTACAACTTCAACTGCAGATGTAGGCTTTGAAGCTTATGGAACATTTGACGAAGGAGCAAATCCAATAGTGCCTTTTTTAACATCTGCATCTTCACAATTTTTAATTGCTCCTAATTTCTCAGGAAACCAAGATGGAACAGCACCACCTAAATGGCAAATATATTATCCAACTGGTCAAGAAGGTTATGTAGGTTATATGACTAGTACAGGAGTTTTAGTAATGTATAATTTTAATGGTAATGCTCTTTTTCAAAGTGGTCAAGGTACTTTAAAATGTATGATTAAAAGAATAGATTGTACTAAATATGGGATAGGTAATAAAATTATATTCATAAATAAATATGGAGTTCAACAGGATTTATGGTTCTTTTTAAAAGAAACAAAAAAAGTAAATAGATCAAATGAAAACTATAAAGCAAATACAATAGTTTATCCAACCTCAGGAAAAGCAAATTATGAGGTTTCTAATGCACCTAATAAGTTGTTTAACACACAAGCAAAGCAAAGTGTTACATTATCCTCAGGATATTATCCAGAACAAGCAAATGAAATGTTTCAGCAATTATTAATATCTGAATACGTTTGGCTTGAAAGACCAGTAAATTCAAATCCAACTGCTAATGAAAGAGTGCCTGTTATTGTTAAAGATTCTAGTATTGATTTTAAAACATCTGTTAATGATAGATTAATACAATACACAATGCAGTTTGATAATGCTTTTGATTATATAAATAACATAAGATAACGTAGAATAACATAAATGCAAAAACTACAATTATATATAGGAACTGAAAGGCTTGATTTATTTAAAGATGAGACAGTTTCTCTTACTCAAACAATTCAAAATGTAAAAGATATTGCTAAGATATTTACAGAATTTACTAAAACATTTTCTTTACCTGCATCTACTGTAAACAATAAAATATTTCAACACTATTATAATTTTGATATCCTAAATGGTTTTGATGCAAGGAACAAAGTACCTGCATCTTTAGAGTTAAATACAATACCATATAAAACAGGCTTTGTAGCTTTACAGGGAGTTAACCTTAAAAACAATTCACCACATACTTATAAAATTACTTTTTATGGTAATACAGTAAATTTAAAAGATATACTTGGAGATCAACAATTAAGCTCTTTAGCAACATTATCACAATTAGATACTGTTTATAATTATAATAACATTAGAAATGGTTTACAAGCAAATCCAGCTCTTCAGAGTTT